TAATAGACTCAATGGCGCTGGTTGCAAAATTTTGGAATTGCGCCCCTGCAGGGCCAAGTACAGATCCAATGGCGATCTGCATATCATTCATTGCCTTTTCTAGGCGACGACCAGCAAATTCAGGAGCAGTTGCTAATTGTTCGGAGAATTTTGCGTAATCCTCGTAATTCTTTTTGGCAAAATTAACAAAGTCACCAACTGTTACTTGACCTTGCTCTAGAGCTTTCTGTAGCTCATCAAAGCTCATTTTATTGGCCTGCGCAAACTTAACTACTGCGCCAGGAAATCTTTCACCTAATTGTCCGCGAAGTTCTTCGGCTTGTACACTGCCCTTGCTAAAGATTTGTACCACTGCTCGCATGGCACCATCTACGTCTTCCATGGAGCCACCGACGGAAGATACGGCTAGCACAACGCCTTCTAAAATTTGTTGCGTTTCTTCAACGCTCATATTGTATTGCTTAGTATTCACTCGCAGTTGAGTGAATTGGCGATACACTTGCTCAATGGGGACAACAAGCGTATTGCTGCTTTCTGCAATTGCCTTTTGCGCTTCAGCAAAATCATTTGCATCAATAGAAGCAAGCGCGAGTCCACGTTGCAATTGCTGAATGGTTGCAGCAGTATTTGTTGCTCCCGCTGCCATTCCGCCAAGATTATCCGCTAATTGGCCAAATGCAGCGCCAGCAAATGCTCCAGGAACTCCTCCCATAAGGCCGCCGGCAATGCCACCAACAGCACTACCAACGCCCCCTCCTAATCCGCCGCCATAGAGAAATGCTCCACCGGCAGCACCTAGGCGCTGACCTCCAGTAAGAGGACGACGAGTTTGCTTTTCAATGCCCCTTTCTACGTCAAGAATTTCTTTGTTTAATTGTTTCCACTCAGTTGTATCGGGAGCAATTTCTCTTGCTCTATTTCTCAATACAGCTAGCTTGGCTTCAAGAGCATTTAAGCTCCCGGGCGCGAATGCGCCTAAGCTTTCTTGCATTTGAATGCTTTCAGCAAGCCTATCTGTCGCCTTAAGTTGGACATTAATTTGCCCAATTTGCCGTTGCAAGTCAACCCAAGGCGCTGTGTTTGGCGCCAATTGTGAAGCTTCAATTCGAGCTGCTTGTAACTCTTTATTTAATCGAACAGCGCTGGCTTCGTCGAAAGATTGAGCTTGTCCACGAAGGCGCAATGGTTCAGCGATAAGCCGACCACGCTCTCTTTGGCCCTCTCTAAATCCAATGCTGGCAGCAGCAGACCGAAATGCTCCAGAACCAATTTGCAATTTAGAAAGCTTGCGCTGCATGCTTTCTATTTGCTTATCTAGTTGTCTAAATGTTGCATTAAGGCCCGTTTGCAACGGGGCGGTATCAAGCGTAATCCTTACGCTTTTACCAGTACGAGCCACTTGAGCAACTTTCCTATTAACTTCTTCAATTTCACGAACAATTCTGTTTGCATTGGTCGTGAAATCAATCGTATAACGTGCCATTAGCGGCGTCCTCCTTGGCGAAGCATGTTTTCAATGATGCCTTCAATTTCATCTAAAGTGGGCTCGGTCCAAGGCCGGGCTGGAAGTCTCTTGTTGGATTTGCTAACCATGCCATCATGGACGCCTTCAGCTACGTCATCATCCCAGATGAAGTCAACAACTGAATTGCTAATTTGCTCCCTTCGTTTACTTTGTAACAATGCACCCGTGTCCACAATATCCCTAGGGCTGTTGACAACTTCTCCGTTTTTTCTTCGCGTAGTATTAGGCCAGTCCCATTTTTCGCTTGCCATTTGCTGATCAAAATCAGCATCAGCCCAATCCATCGCCCTCTCAAAAGTCCGAACATTAATTCCCCTTAGCTGGCGAAGCTCATTTCCTCCATATTCAGCTATTTGTGCTCCAGTAAATCGCCTTACGTTTCTTGACAGAGCGGATAGTCCATCAAGAAGCCTGCCAATTGCGCTATCAGCTCGAAATGCATTACTTTCAAAGCGAAGCTGATAGGCCATTATTAATTAAGCCATAATAGTTCCAATCTAACATTTTCAACTAAGTTCAGCGCCAATCATGCCTACAATCGCCGCTGGTAACTTCTCGTTCTTCAACGCCCATTCAAGCGCTTCTTTTGTTGATGGCTTCAATGAAGACGTGCCATCATCTAATTCATATGGAAGGAACTGATCAAGCTTAATTTTTGCTCCCTTTGCCCCCAGCGCTCCCATCACTACCATGGCAAGCTTAGCAGTGCTAATACTTGCCGCATTCGTCCTCGCATGCAATGTTCTATAACTTTTTTCAAGCACATCAGCAATTAACTTTACGGGAAGACGCGCAAAATTACTTGCTTGGAACAATGGATCGGACAATTGCAGAGAAGCTAATTGACAATATATTTCTGTCCAATCAGTGGCATTGTTAATAGCGTAGTCGGCTTGTCTAGCAAGCCGCTCTATTAGTTTTTTCCCTCTTCCTCCTCTTTGTCTTCATCTTGTTCTTTGTCATTATCCTGTCCTTTATCTTCGAGAGCCATGAATGCTTCAACTTGCTCAAGCCATGCCTGAGGTAATTTCTGCGTATCCTCCATCGTCCAATCATCAGTGGCCGACCATTTTTTCCCGCTCAAAATTTCCCCACGATTACGGAAGAAGATTGTAATTAGTTCACCAAACTGCTCCCGAGCTGAGGGCATGCTACTCATTAGTGCAACTGCCTCCTCAGAGTATTCAGACAAAACACTCTCCCCCTCATGACCTCCCTGAAGCATTGCAAATGCCTCATCTTGATTCACTTCCTTTTCAATCGCAATCTTTTTTGCTAAAGCGATGGCTCTCAATGTAAATTGAGCACGTTTTTGTCCCTGCTCTTCACGTTTCCATGCTTCTTCAGCGAGCCAACTGCCAAATTTGCGAAGCCTAAGACACTCGCCAATATTTTCATATTCTGCATCGCTAAGCAGAAAGATGTTGGAATACTTACTCATAATCTTCTCTATTGCAGGAAGAGTCTAGCATTGGCAATTCGCAATGGCACTCCACTGTTAATTGCCCGCAATGGAAGGCAGGCTTCAATTTTGTTGTCCTTATAAGCAAAAGACACAAACGCAGGACATTGAGAAAGAAAGCAAGCTAGGCCAGCTTTTATTGAAATATCATCAACTTCCACATCAAACAGCCAAACTTTTTCGCAATGGCTTTTTAAAATCTTCACGATGCAGGATAGACATTCAATAATTCTGTGTCTGGAATTCTAATGCGATATTGTCCGTACACAACGTCCGATTCCGGGCGGAAAGAGAATTGCGCATCAGGAAAGCGCCTTGCCATACGCTCCGCTGCTTTTTGTAAAGCATCAGAATTTGGCGTGTAATCAACAAGCATCACTGTCCATTGTTTATTATTTTGCACTTTTCCCACCATAGCCCTAGGGCTCACAGAGGCAAATTCCTCCATCGTCACTTCCAAGCCCTTCACTTTCCATGCATTGGGAACACTCTGCCTTCCCACTACATATACAGCAGGAACAGTGGAATTATTTGGCAGCGTATAAGTGCCAATTAAATTAGGCGATGCAGAAAGTAGTTCAGTGACAACTTCCCGAAGCTGTGCAATGTTCACAATAAAAAAGCCTCTCCGTAAGGAGAGGCTAGCAAAGAACAATGGAAAGATGAATCAGCTATTAGGAGCTGAAGGGATGAGCGAGCCAGTGTTCTCAGCATTTTGGTGAATGCCAATGCGACCACGGCTAATCAAATCAAAGGTGCATTCCACGAGGTTATCAGCGGGATAGCTCTCGTTATAGTTCATGACGCGACCCACATAAGCCACGCGGTCATAGTAGTAAGTGGTACCAGAGGCGCCTAGTTGTTTGTTGACTTCCACATACACTTCGGCGTTCTTATCGTAACGAGCCGAGCTGATCACTTGGAAAGCTTCGTCAAAGCTATTAGGAAGGAAAGTGCTGCCATCAACGTCTTTTTGGAAATAGGAAGTGATGGAGGCAGTGGCTTGACTGGTAACGATCACGCTATCAGCGAAACCGCCGCCACCAAGCAGATAGAATTCTTGGTTGCCATCGTTAAAGGCAACAGAAGCCGTCGTGGCGGCTTGCAGAGTGTAGAGAGTGGGAGCGCCGCTCACTGTGAAGGTGGCGCCGCTCTGGGTGATGACAGGACGTGCAGTGCCGTTGATCGAGCCAACGCGCACAATCACGTCTTGGCTCTTCACCAGCTCGGTGGGATGGTAAAGCATGAGAAAATCCTCAGCGATGGAAGAAAAGAATGATTAAGCGGCGAAGGCTTGATTTAATCAAGCATTGTCAACGCTTCCTTTGCCAATTAGTCTAAAAATTCCTCTAATTGGTGTACCTAGGAACTGCCAATAATGAATAGCAATTTCTTCGTTTGGTAGCAGTTCAAAACGCCCTTCTCTTCCGTTGATCGTTGCTCGTGCAGAATCACCAGGCGTTACGCCAGAAAGCGTAAGCGGAGAAGTGAGACGACCTTCCATGTAGACAGCCGTCTGATCTGCGCCAAGCAAGTAATCATACTGAGGATTACGCTTTTGTCTCAACGTTGCGTAGTAAGTGACGCCAGTTGCAACGGCCACGTAATTACCAGTTTCACTATCAAGTGCATAGCCCGAAGCCACCGACCATACCAGCGTGGAATTGGCAAGTGGCTCCAGGAAATTGCTCATACAACGAAACCAACAGAAGAGGAAGGAAGAAGATTCAGCATACGCTTGAACTCTTGACCATATTGAGTGGCATCTAGCCCCTCACCATAAACCTTGCCATCAGTGGCACCAATTTGAATGCCCATCTGCGCAAGTTGAATGGCAATGATATGAGCAGCAAGAAACTTAACCGCCCTATCAGTTTGCTCTCCAAATACATCTGCAGAGGCATCGTAAGTGGCTTCAGAAATGGCGCCGTTTACAATCCCCGATGGATGAGGAGTGAATTCAGGAAAGCGCTCAAGAAAACTCGCATAAGTGACTGCCATAATCAGGCCTTCCCAACGCGAATGTTTTCAATGCGCTTGTTAATGGCATTACGTACACGCACACGCCCTTCAATTTTCTTCCAGCCATTCAATTGATCCGGGTCATGAATGAGTTCAATCATGCGGATGGCTTCTACCAATGGCATTTGAGAAAGTGTTTGCACATCTTGAGGAATGTCTTCCACCATGATCTGTTCGCGCACTTCCTCAATGGCTCCAATGTTCATAAGACGTTTGACTGCCTTATTTTCGCGGGCCACTTTCCATTGATGCTCTGGAATATCTTGATTAAGACCAGGCGTGAGCTGAATCAAGCCTGTTTGCGTAATAATGCCAAACCCGCCTTCACGGGGCGGGTTC